AGAAAGGATACACTACTCTTTCTGAACCAGGTGTCGTCTCCAAGACACTCTCATCAGTCCAGTGGCTTGAAAAAGTCTACTGCGGTGAGTGGGTTCAGGTGAATAGGCAAGTCGAATATTGTGAAATGATTGTTAGCGAACTTCTTACTAAGATGGGCGTCATAGCCAACGATCTCCGCAATTATCGTGCAGTCCTCAATTTCTTGGTTAAAAGTTACCCATCCATGCCACCTTCATGGCGCGATGGCACATATTTGGTATATTGTTTGAGAATTCAAACATATGTCACACCTCATCCATTGTTGTCAGCGGATGTTTTCACCTTTGCTAAAGAGGTGAAAACCACAGTTGCCAACATAGGTCCCCTTGCAATAGCAGGGTGTAAGTGTGATGCTCCATTGACGTGGAACTTTAATAAAAGGTGGAGAATCACATCTTCCAGTGGTTTCACCTTTGATTATGCCGATGATGACATCTTGACATATCCCGCCTTCAACACCCAACAACTCCCAAATAACAAGAGCAAGTATTCTTTAACTGCTCTCTTTGTTATTATGGGTAAATCTGCCTTTCAGTACTACGATACCAGCGGTGAAAACTGCACGTATGCTCTCCAGCGCTATTTCAAGGCGCGTGATGATGAGGATGAGAAGTACCAGAGACAGATTAGTCTTTTACGCACTCTTCCCGACATCGTGGTGCGTAAGACATTGAAGTTGTGTGATGCCTATTATCTTGATGGGCATGTTGAAATGCGTGCTACTTGCTCTGGAGATCCCACCGTGGAGCCACAACCACGAAGGGTTGATCTGCTTGAACCGTCTCAGCATTTCAATCTTCTTTTTGATCATATACGTTCAAATACAACCAGTTCTCATATAGATTCAGTTTTAAGTCGTCTGCGCGACACTCTGATGACGTGTGGCCTTGAGATTTATCAAGAGATTGCTGGTCGAACAGTTGTGGTCTTCAAACGTGTGGTGGAGGGTTTGATAAATTACCTCTACACACCTATTTTTAATTTTATCGATCGGTTTTCCTTGGTGAGGGACATGGTACAACTCCCCACCCCCAAGCATTTGCTTTACCAATCTTGGTTTAATGATGACAAACGTCTCGCTAAGATAGAGCAAAACTTTTTTGTTTGGGAATCTAAGATCAAAAAAGAAGCGGGAAAGTTTGGTAAAGCTCCGCGATTGTACTCAACTTCCAACGAGCATTGTTTATACGCTCG